AGGCAGGCGGGACGAAGAAAGGTTTTGAAGGCCGTAGAACCACTGGCCGTTATAGGTGATGCCTCGCAGCAGATTGTAGATCTGCACTGCAGGTAGGAAGTCGCCATCTCCGCCCCACGTCGCTGGATCGGCGAAGCGCTGCGGACCAACGCCGCCTTGCGTGCTGTCACGCGAAATGTCGTAGAGGCGCAGGCCTTCGAGCACGAACTTGAAGGACGGCACGCCAGAAAACATGTTCTTCGAGACGCGAGCCGTGACGATCGCATAAGCAACGCCCCGCCCGATGCGATCCGGATTCCACCACCTGTTGCCGTTCGAAACCGACGTGAACAGGAAGCTGTCGGCGGTTGTCTGAGTGCCGTCATAGAACTTGACCCAGAGGCTGTCCGGATACTCGTTGACTGCATAGCCGCGATCCGTCAGCCCGCCGAGCGTCACCAGCTCGCCATTGACCCACACCTCGGCTAGCCCACGCACGGGCAGATCCGACAGAGCGATAACCTGCGTCAAATAGGCGTTCGGCGTATCGCCGTCCTGTCCCCAGGTGTTGACGAACACGAGCGAACCAGCGGTAGCGGTGCGACCCAGGATGAAGGAGCGAGCAACATCGCCGCCGCCCTGCAGTGTGCCGTTGATCGAAAACGTCGGGTCTTTTGGCTTGCCTGCGAGCGATTGCGCGAGAAGGCTGACGCCGAGGCCAACGGCTGTTTTCAGCAGGAATGCGCCGACTGCACCAAGGCCGCCAATAAAACTCGATATCCCACCGATGATCGCGGTGGCGAGTGAAAAGATTGCCATCGATTTTCCTTGGGGTGCGTCCGGCCGCTAAAGCGGTTTCATGAAGTGTGTTTCGACAGCGCTGTAGCCGCGCCGCTCGTAGAGGCTGGAGACGTCATTGGTAGCCAGTGAAGCCATGCCAGCAGAGACACAGCCGACAGACCGCGCCCACGCCTCGTAAGCATCAAGCATCTTGATCGCTCCCCGACCGCGTGCCGATGGAGTGACGTACCAGACTGTTTCCTTGGCAACGCGACCGGCGCCGAATGGGTGCTCGAAAGCACAGGCCATCAACACACCTTCTGGGCGATCGCCCGCCACAAGCACGCAAGCCATTGGAGAAAGCAGGTGCTGTTGAAACAGCCGATCAGCATAAGCCGCCTGAAACGGGAAGCTGAACCCGGCGGCCTCATGGCTCTCTCGCAGGAGCTTCACAACGCGGTCGCGGTCCTCAGCGGTAGCGAAGCGGACATCCATCAGAATATACCGAACAGCTTCTTGCGCTTCTTTTGAGTGGCAACCTTGCCCTTTTCGGATCCCCAGAAGAACTCCCACTCGGACGAGGTGTCAGCGTCGGTGTAGAATGCATCGCCAGCCTGTCGCAGCACCTGCGTCGCGTGACTGCGCGTCGACGGGTTGGAACGCGTCATTTCCTGCGTGTGGCTGGCGCAAACCATCGTCACGCTGCCTTCCTCATTTTCGGAAGGCGTGTTGATCGTGATGGTGTCGACGAAGCCAACAAAGCGGCATTCAGCCGGCGCAACCATCTGGCGGCTGTCCGGATCGAACAGGCCTCGGTAAATCTCGACGCGGGCCTGGCGGCAATCATACTGCCGCACCAGCGTCTGCACGTGCTCGCTCACCTGCGACAGGCGGATATTGACGTTCTGCACCGAGAGGTTGGCGACGAGAGGAATGTCATCGATCTGCACCAGCGTGCCGGAGCCATACCAGTCACGCGTGACTGGCAAGCCCGTATCAGGATGAATTACGGCCGCCGACACGTTGCCGACATCCGACCACATGCCGTCGGTGACCGGCGCACCAGTCGCCCGATCGCGCGCAACAAACCAGAGGAAGTCACGCGCCACCAGCTGCCGCGCCTCAAGCGCAGCAAGGTTTTCTGCTGAGATGTTTCTCATTGATTTCCCTTAGCGGGCTTCAATCGCCTGAAACGTGACCGTGCCTCGACCTGTTGCCATGTCGGCTGTCGTCGAGATCGAGCCAGGCACGATCGCCATGATGCAGGAAGGCTTGACCAGCGTAGCGGCGACGGGGGCCGTAACGCCCGGCCACAGATGCGGGCGGACCTCAAACTGCGTCGTTACGCCGCCTGCGCTGGCCGTCACGGCCTCCATAACCATGTGCAGGTCTTTGTCGCCAATCTGGACGTAATCGCCTACCGAGACCTTGTAGCCAGCAGGCAGGCCCGACATCGAAATTGCCTTGCGGTTACTCGCAATCGTCGCCACCTGCCCCACCCCGGCGAATGCGCCGCCGGTTGGCCAGCTGCCGTTCGGATACGCCACCGGGAAGCAGCGAGACTTCGGGAATGCGCGGAACGTCTTGAGCCCGTTTTCCAAGCTGGTAAGCCGCGCACGCCAGTAGTCCAGTTCGTTCGGCTTCATTGTGCGCGACTGCGCCGTCATCTGCCATAGCGGCGAGCCTATGTCCTTGACGACTGTCTGTCCGCCAGCCGTGCGCGACTGTTCTTGCCGCCAAAGCAGATTGAACTCCGTCGACCAGCCTGGGAACTCATCGAAGAACGAAGTTGGGAGCGGGTATGTGATTGTCATCAGATAAGGCCGCGAGCAGTTAGGCGCCTGATACGTGCCGCCAGCTCATAATCTGTTTGCGCGCCGACTCGTACGCCACTAAAATACAAGTCGCCCTCTTCGCCAACTGTGAACGGCTTTGCCTCCGCATTCTCCGGCGCTCGATATTTTCCGATAAAATCAAGCAAGCCGTCGACCGTGCCGATTGCTTTGCCGTTGATCTCGACAAGCGGCTCGCCATCTTCGTTGACACTGCATCCGACGAAGATGACGTTGGCGCTGTACTCACTGCTGTTTACTACTTTGGTCATTGACTTACCCTAACTTCACGTTTCGCTTCTGGGCGGATCGAACGGCTGCCTCAACGCGGCTTTGCAGCTCACCCTGCATCTTGGCCAGCGCCTTTTCCTGCCTCGCGACGGCTTCAACAGATGCGCCGCGGTTGTCGATGACTGGATTGAAGTTGACGACAACACCGGCAGATTGCGCGGACATTGACCTCAAGCTTGGCACGCTCGGAACCGAGATCCCGACCGGCCCGCCGTTGGCGTAGCCTTTGAGATTGCGCCGCATGGCCTCCATAGCTGCAGGACCGCCGGCAGCTTTTACGGCTGCCTGGTCGAAGACGTACTCACCTTTGTGGACGACGCCGGCAGGCTGGTACTTGCCGCCGTCACCGGTATAGCCGCCATTTGCGAATAACCCGCCCGGCGCCGAAGGGAAGCTGCTCTTGCCGCCGCCAAACAGACTGAACAGGCCGCTCAAGAACCCACCGCCGCCACCTGCAGCGTTGTTGATCTTGAAGATGCTGTTCAACACGTCATCGATCAGCGCGCTGCCGATCTTCTTGAGGCTGTCGGCTAGAATGTCTGCCGCACTGGCACCTTCAACGAAGCCGTCAATGATGCCTCGCGTGACGTCCTTGGCGGTTGCCATGGCTTCCTCGGCACGCTGACTGATCTCATCTTGCTTTTCGGCCAGCTGTTCGGATGCGACCACGGCGTTCGCGTAACCGGCAGCGAGCCCTTCGATTGACTTGGTCAGCTCGGGCGTGATCTTGACGCCTGCTTCTTGGGCAGCGGTGAGCAGGTCTTGCTTCGCCCGGGCGAATTCAACCGCAAAGCCATAGTCGTTGATCAGCGGGTTGAGACTTGCCTGCGCTTCCGTCTCGGCTTTCAGCGCCGCAGTGCGCTTCGTGATCTGCTCGACCTCCCGCTGGTATTCGTTGGCGCGGGTTTTCTTTTTCTTGCCTTCTGCTGCTGCGCCGATACCTGTGCCAAATCCAGTTGTATCTCGGGTCGGCTTGGATTTGCCCGACGCATAGCTCTCGAACTGAGTGTTGATACCCTCCAGATCCTTGAGCTGCTTATCCAACTGGTCGATTAGTTGCTGACGCTCTTTAACGACCGGGTTCTGGCTAACGGTGTTTTCGACGTCAGTCGCATCCGGAGATGGATAATTCCTCATCGCCGGGTTGACTTCGTCTCTGACTATTGAAGCCGCCAACGACTGCTCCGCCTTAGCGCGCTCCAAGGCCGCCTTTGCAGCCTCGACGTCGGAAGCAATCTTTGTCCTGGTCGACGCGACCGCAGCACTATTCGCATAGTCCAGATTATCGATCTGGAATTTCAGTTCGTTGACAGCCTCACCATGTGCTTTCGCTGCGCGTTCTGCGGCAGTACTGGCGTCGTACATAAGGAATATCGCGGCAGCTGCGGCGCCAGAAAGCAAACCAACTGGACCAAGTGCAGAGCTGAAAGCAGCGGCTGTGACTGTTCCTGCACGGAGCGCAGCCAAGAATGCCCCGAGAGCCGCCACCGCCTGCCCGAGCCCAACAACAGCTCCAGCGACAGCCCGACCAGTGAAGGCCCCAATCAGAACGGCAGAAAAAGCCACCACTGCGTCTGCAGTCTCTGAAAAGTTCGAGACCAGGAGATTCAGCGCCTCGACAAGCTTCGCGCTCGCGCCGTTGGAATTGTCAGCGAGCCCAATATACGCGGTGAACTCATTGTTTAGCCGAGTGAAGCTGTCGGCGATGGTCGCGTTTGTCGCCTTGAATTGCGCCTCGATCGGCTTTTGGGCGTTCAGAATAGCTTTGAAAACCCGATCAGAAGTTAGCTTACCCTCTGCGCCGAGGTCCTTCAGTCCCGCAATCGTCGTTTCAAATTCTGCTGCGATAGCCTGAGCAAGGATGGGAGCGTTTTCGCGCAGGGAGCGAAGCTCGTCACCCTGGAGAACACCTGATCCGAGAGCCTGGCCAAGCTGCAAGATGCCAGCGGCTTGCTCTTGTGCAGACGCTCCACCTGCTTTGAATGCCCTTGAGACGATGTCTGTTGCCGTCGCAATCTCCTGTTCGGATTTCGCAACTCCAGAAGCCGATCTTATCAGACGCGCGTAAAGGTCGACGTAGTCACCGAATGAAGTCCGCGCTTCATTGGCGCCATCTTTCAGTTGAGTCAGCGACCGCGCCTGAACTCCCGCCGACGTTGCCGCAGCGCGGATTTTGTTTCCGGCCTCGGTCCATGCATCAGCATATTGGACGATCTCTCTAGTTCCCAATATTCCACCAACGCCAGCGACTGAACCCGCCAACAGGCCACGGAAAGACGCATTGATGTTGCTATTCATCCTCGCAAAACGGCTCTCAATGGCCCGAGCCTGCCGGTTGGTTATGCCCTGCGCCCGATTGAGCGCATTCTGATATCCCTTTATGTCAGCCGAAAGCTGAACGACGAGACGCTCAAGGTCAGTTGCCATTTACGATTGTGTCCTGATAATTTCGTTGTCCGATAGACACGAGGGCCTAATATGAAAACGCAAGCAGCGCTCATGGCATTTCTTATGGGTGCCGTTACGCCCCTATGGGCAGCGGAACCAAATCCGGAAACTTACGCCCCGTACACTCGCAAGGGCTTCGAGAAGACCTTCAAAAAATGGGGCGAGGCCGGGATGAAGCGCGTAAACGAGTATCGGAAAAAGGCAGCCTTTGCAGCAGCCAGCAGTTCGTCGTGCGACAAAGTCGAGTATGCTGACCTATCAGACAATAGAAGTCTGCCACCGAAAAAAATAGTAGTTTTCGTCGACTGTGCCAATGGCCAGCGCTTCTACCTCGATAACGACGAACTGGACAAACACGCGTCAGCGTCTTCTATTGCCGACCGCACAAGAGGCCTAAAAGACAGCGACCTGATATCTTCGTGCGAGACGTCGATCAGACAAAGCCTCAAGTTCCCGTCATCGTTTGACAAGTCGTGGTTCTCCACAAACGTCTACCGCGCACCGCAGGGGAACGTTGTCGTAACGTTCGACTTCACGGCGAAAAATGGATTCGGAATGGATTTGCCGCAACAGGCGAGGTGCGTGACAGATGATCGCGGCACGCACCCGCCGGAGATATACAACAGGTGACTACTCCTGCACCCACTCCCATAGCTCATCGACTTCTTTCGCGGTCAGGGCTCCATCATCCGGGCTGTTGGCTTCAACGTAACCGTCTACCGCCGCCATGAACTGCCAAACCGACATATCGTTGACCTGCTGCGGGGTGAACCCAATAACGGCGCCGGTCCCGTAGATAGCAGCAAATCTCAGCTTTCCGTTTGGGAGTTCGTCAAGCTGGCTTCGGCTTGATTTGCTGCGCCTGCCTCCCCCACAGCTTCCTCCGGAGCGCCCATCAGGGCGGCCGAGAGAATGACCTGCGCGGGAATGAGGCTTTCCATCGGTGGGCGAGCCTCGACATAAGCGCGCGTCAGCTTTAGGGCTGGCGATGGCTCCATGCCGCCGCCGATCAGGCCGAGCCTGATGATGTTGCTGATATCCTCGACGCGCCACTCGCCGCTGTGAAGGCGCTGGAGCACCACATACGGGCCAGCATCGCACTTCTCCTGAAGCTCTGCCAACTGCCCCCAGGCAAGACGGAACGAGTATGCCCCGTCTGCCCAATCGAAAGTGACGGTCGCGTCCCGCATTATGGGGTGACCGGCGTGGTAACGCGAACCATTTCGCCGTCGCTCTGGAGCGAGACGTTATTGGTTGCCCGCTGGCCATTGTTGGCGCCGACTTCCATGCTTTCGATATGCATGCGGCCGGTCCAGGTGATTGTCTTTGCGGGAAACTCCCATTCGACCTTGACGGGAATGCTCTCGATGCTCTCGAAGCCTTCGATCCACGTATCGACGCTTTCGGCAGCAAGAACGCCTTCGCCGGAGATGCCCATCGAAAGCGATGTCGCATCACGACCGACCCAGTCGACGGAATCAGGATCGTCGCAATTGGGCACGTTGATCTCTTCAAGTCCCTTGTTCAGCGTGATGGACCGCTGGGTAAAGCCGCAGGGGGCGGAATAAACGACTGGGTCAGCGTCGTTGCCGAGGAGCACACGAACTTTGCCCCCTTTGATGGTGGTTGCGGTTGCCATTTGAGGCTCCTTTTTCGCAGGTTTCAGTGATGCTCGACGCCAGCGCGGAACGTGCTGACGATCTGGGTTGTCAAGCCATCCGGCGCGCGCAGATCGCGGCGGCCGTCAAACTCGAAATAGACAAGGGCGTTGTCGGCCAAGGGCAGGCTTTGCTCATCCAGAGCCTTCTTGATGGCCTTGGCTATCTTGCGGCCTTCCATGAAGCCGGGATCGCGCGACCATGTGTCCAACTGGATGACCAGCTCGGATGCTTCGATGCAGTCGGCGTCTTCCGGCAAGTCCTGCACCGGCCCGAACGAGATGTAGGGAAATGTCGCCGTGATTTTCCCATCAGTCGTTGGCACTCGGTCATAGATACGATTGCTGACCAAGGCCACAACATCGGCGCTAGCCTTCAATGCGTTGATGATCGCGACCTGTAATTCGTGCGCAGCGTCGTTTGTCATGAGCCTGCCGCCACCTTCTTTGCCGCGTCGCGCGACGCCTTGCGAACCGCCCGGACGGTGCGCCGCTTGTTTGCCCGCCAGGAGACGAAGAAAAACGGCTGAGCTGTCGTGCCGGGATGAATTGAGCCTGCGAACAAGCCGCCATTTTCGTGCCGCGCCGTGCCGAACTCGACCCAGCGGGCATAAAACGCTTCCTTGTTGCCGGCGTAGATCGTCAGCGTCATATCGCTGTCGCCTGTCGCCTGAACTGAGGCGAGAGTAAGCGAACCCTTCGGGGCCTTGCCCCACGTCCAGCCGATGCTGTCGCGCAGCGTACCGTCATCGACCGGGACAAGGTTTTTCATCATGGCGACGATTTCGTTCGCCTTGGCTTCCATCGCCTGCCGGATCATCTGCGTGGCAACCGCAGGCAACTTCGCCAGCTTCCTGTTGAGCCGATCCAGATTGAGTATTTTCGTCATCCGCTTGCCACACCACTCTGGCAGAGGAAATCAAGCCACTGTCGGTCATTGGTGGGCGTCACGTCGCGGATGTTGAACTCGGTTCCGGTTCGAGCATCCCTCACCCGCCAGTCCGTATCCACTGCCCGTGTCTGCGAAGACGAGCGAACGAATATGACCTGTGTGTGCTGCCCTTGTAGGCGATCAGCCATGACGCTTTCGCCGCCGCGCAAATGCGCAAAGCCTGCCCGGACCTGAAACTGCTCGACCCACTGACCAACAAAGACGCCATCTCCCCGGTCTATTTCTTCGCGCTTGTCGAATGCGACACGGTGGAAAAGATCACCGGCTGATCTCGGCTTCGCCATCCTGCTTTGCCTCCGCGTCTTTACCGGCCCAATCAGCCTTACCGGCGGCGACGGCTTCTTCCGCGCACTCACGCCTTACAGTGCCCTCCCAGCCCGCCTTGTAGCCGATTGTGCTCTGGGGGGTGGGTTTGTAGTCGTAATCGTGCTTGAAGCGTACACGTGCCATCTGGGCCTCCTACAGCAACGGTCGGCGCCACTTGGCAATCAGGGCGCGTTCCATGTTGGCGATTGTCTGCCCGGCATCGGTCGCAGTCTGCTCATATCCGATCTGGACCCGGGCGATGATGGCGGTGATGATGTCGGCCGGCACGGTTGGCTTGTCGTCTACGATAGGCCAGCCAGCGCGATACTCGAGCGAGATTGCGGAACGAAGCGCAGTGTCGCCTGGCATGGTGAAGCCATCCACGAACCGGACAAATGATCGGCCGGCGGCATCCGCCTCTACCTCATAGTCGGTCGTTGGTATCTGCGTCTCGGTCCCGGCGCTGTCGCGTGTCTTAACGCCGTCCACTGCGATCACCGGGCCGAGCGGAAGCCGCAGGCACTGGTCATAGCGATCATAGCTCTGCCGCCAGGTTTGCTCGACAAGGCAGATGCCCAACACACCAGTCCAGCCCTCGTAGTGATCGACCGCCGACTGGATGAGGCTTGTCAACATTTCGTCATCATCCGCGCTGTCGACGCGCAGGGCCTTCTTCACCTCTTCAAGAGAGACTGGCAGCGCTTCTGGCGCGGTAACGCGGACGGGACGGTGCATGGATCAAGCGCTCTTGTTTTTCGGGGCGGCCTTCTCGGCCTTGTTCGACGGTGCGGGCTCAGCCTTGGCTTTCGTCGCACGCAGCACGCCGTTGTTGATCAGGTGCTGAACTTCGCCCTGCGCGGCTTCGCGGGTGTCTCCCGGCATGTACATCTTGTCGCCGAAGTGCTGGCGGAGGACTTCATAGGTTTTCATGACGTTTCTCCGGTCAGAGAAGGAAGAGGCGTTTCCCGCTCTTCTTCAGGTTGTCGTCGCTCCAGAGCGGACGAAGATTTGTGAGAGCCCACGCTTCCTTGAAGCCGGGGCAATCTGCAGTCTCAAAACTGAATGACGAGATCGGGCGGATGTGGTCGATGTGCCACTCGCCTCTGTTCTCCCAATTCATCCCCTTCTGGAATTGTCGCTCTAGGTGTGCCATGAGATCAGCGACAGTGAAGCCGACTAGGCTTTCCCATGATCGTCCGTTCTTCCCATCGCGAAGGCTGTTTTTGATGCCTGCACTCATTCGCTCGCAGATGGAAACTGACGGGATATCTTTCCGGCGGCGCTTATTCCTCGCCTTCTGATATTCAAGTTTCCTAGTCCGATAAGATGGCAGTGCGTCCTTTTCGCTCAATTCTGAACACGGGTTGCAGTAGAACTGCCTTTTGTGCTCCTTGATGAAAGAGCAATCGCAATTCCGGCAGGATAGACTTGACCCCACGGGAACCGTTCCATTTAAGGCGCGCCTTTCGCGCCTCCGCTCCAACTGCCCCGGCTTCACGCAAGCGGCGCACCAGTCATGTGCATGATGGCGCTTTTCAGCGTCAACCCCACATCTCGCGCACTTTATCAAAACGCCTTTGACGGGAACCGCGCCTGTCGTTCTTTGGTTGTAAGCCCGCTGGTATGCGGCTTTTCTTTCCAGCCGCTCCACGTTATTCTTGCTCGTAAGCATCATCGAACCTCGCCGTTCGGTTTTGTGAGAAGCCCGCATGGATTGGCGTCCTTGCGGGCTTCGTATTTATTACGCTACCCCTTGACGGGAGGCAAGCTAATTACTTGATTTCTCAAGTAATTCTTCCGAAGTCACCATAAATGAAAGCCTCTGGCCTATAGACCGCCAGAGCGAGACGCTCTTCCGCAAGGATCGTGATCAGGTTGCGGATGAAGTCGTCATCGACGTATGCCGCCTCGATCCGGGCATCCCAGCGGTCGAAGACCTGGGCACCGAGCTTGAACGCACCGACGAGAACCTTGTCGACCGTCATCGCCTGGGTTGCCACGACCGGCAGGCCCCACAGCGTCGGGCTGATGGTGCCCTGCGGATTGCCGATGATGTAGCGGCCGGTGGTGTCCTTCAGCGTCTCGATCCACGCCCAATCGCTCGGGTGCATCACGATGCCGGTGGACGGATACTCGGCCAGCGCCGCCTGGAGCATCATCAGACGGATCATGTCGATGCTGGTCGGAGATGGCAGAGTAATCGGCGCCGAGTATGCGGTTGCCTGCGGGATGATGCCGTTCAGGTTCTGGCCGGTGCCATCGCCGTTGAGCAGCTGGTTTTCTTCCACATAGGCGAGGCCATAGAGGAGGCGCTGATCGATCATCGAGCGAAGCTGCGAAATATCGTCCAGAACCTGCTTGGAAGCCTTCATCCAGTGGGCGATTACCTTGGCCGACGTCGTCACCAGATCGAGTTTGAGATCGGACGAAGGCTTAAGGGCGCCTTCGGCGACACCAGCCGCGTTGTTGGTGAAGCCGGTTTCCTTCACGTATTCCAGCGTGTTGCCGTCCATCCGGCCCTGCGAAAGCAGGTCGCGAACGGTGAGACGGCGCTGGGGCAGCGGAAGGATGCCAGGCAGGCGAGTATTGGCGATTGCGTCACCAACGGAGCCGGCAGCATCAGTCGTCGCCGACGTCAGCGTTGCCTTCACCTTCAGGTCGGCGCCGCGTGCGCTCTTGGAGAACTTGCTGTCCTGGAAGGACTTGAAGCCTTCCGATTCAACGAACTGCTCACCGAGAGTTTTTGCGGGATCGTCACCACCCTTGCCGCCGCGGGCCATCTTCTGCTCAAGCTCGGCCATCTGCTCGGTCAGGCCGTTCATCTTCAGAAGGGCTTCGTCGGCCTTTTCCTTGAAGGAAGCCGTCAGTTCTTCGCCGGACTTCGCCTTGCCAAGGGCTTCCTCGGCAATCGCCTTGACAGCGTCAACCGCCTGGCGCTGCTCGGCCTTGATCTCGGCGGCGAGATCGGCCACCGACTTGTTTTCGTTGCTCATGGTTATCTCCTAAGAGCGATGTTGGGGATTAGCTGGCTCGCAGAGCTTTCAGGAACGCAGCCGTGTCATTCGCCTTATCGCCCTCGGAATCGCTCCGAATGGCCTTGGCATAGCCGTGCGAGGCGATAGCAACAGCCATGCTTTTCGGAACCCCTGCCTCGCGCAGGATGTCCTCGAAATCCTTGATCGGCATGGGATCGCCGTCGCGCAGTCGGCGGGCGAACTCATCCATGCGTTCTGATTTGACGCTCTCGATCCGGGCGCGGCGGTTGGCCGGGAATGTCACCGGAGAGATTTCGTACAAGTTGAGCTTTTTCAGGAGCCGAACGGCGCCGTCTTGGTCGGTATCTTCCTCGCGGTAGCCGATAGATAGACCGCCAATCGCCTTGTTTTTGGCAAGCGTGTGGACCTCGCGCGCCCGCTGGATGTCAAGCAGGAACCGGCCCTTGCCCCACAGACCCTTTGCATCCTCGGCCAGATCCTCCCAGACCCCGATCGGCTGGTGGGCATCATGGTTCCAGAGCATCAGGACGTTGGAGCCTTCACGCTTGTGCTTGGCCAGGCTCTCCACGAAAGCGCCGGGCATCACCTTTTCGCCGTAGCTGTCGATGTTCCCAAAGATGGAACCGTAGCCTTCAAAGGTGCCGTCTTCCGACAGGTCTTTGACCTGCAGGGCGAAATCCTTCGTTTTCATGTCGTTCATTCCTCGTTGGGAGGGGGCAGTTGGGTCTGGGTTCCAGCCTGAGTGATCGGAACGTTCTGCATCTGCATACGCGGGACATCGCCGCCATCGACGGCAGGCATGTTTTCGAGCGCTCTGACTTCGTTGATCGTCATCCAGCCGTTGGTGAGGCCAGACTGATAAAAGCTCGCCCTTGCCGCGCTATCGCCTCGGAGGAGGCCTTCAAGGTTGAACTCGATCGTTATTCCACTGGCTCGGTCTTCCGGCTTGAGCAGCTGCTTCTCCAGCGCCTGCTCGATGCGCTTCAGCCGGCGGCGAAGGGTGAACTTCTGAAACGCCAGGGTTTGCTGCTCAAGCCCCGTTCCCCAGCTGGTGGACTTCTCAGTTCTGCCAACCATGTGAGGAGGCACGCCGAAGAACCGGCAGATTTCCTCGACCGAGAAGCTGCGAGATTCCAGCATCTGTGCGTCTTCTGGCGTTATCGTGAGCTGCTGCCACTTCGTGTCGCCTTCGAGAATAAGAGGCCGACCGGAGTTCATTGCGCCAAGATAGTTCTCAACGAGATTGGTTTTCGCGATCTCTCGCTGCTCTGGCGACAGCCATGCTGCGAAAGTCAGCACGCCAGATGGGCGCAGACCATTTTTGAACGTACTGCCAGCCGAGCGATCAACCGCACGCGCCAGGCTGAAGGTGTTCCGGCCGAAGTGCAGGGTCGACATGCCGCCCAGCGGGTTGCCGCCGAAGCCGCGGATATGCATCATGGCACCGTCTGTCTCGACGTAGGACTTGCCATCCTCGGTCCAGCGGTATTCTATCGACCCATTGCTCAGCCTACGAACCGAAACGAGGTTTGGCGCGACGGGATGAAGGCCAGAGACTTGGCCGCCGTTGCGCTCAATGCGGGCATAAGCGTTGCCCCACAGTTCGAGCGAAGCACTGACGAACTCCCAGAAGTCGACCGCCGTCTGGTCATAGTTCGGGCTGTCGTGAAGCACCCGATATAGGCGATGGTCACGCGCGACGGTGCGCTTTCCCTGCGCGTCGGTGCGATAGACCATCAACGGCAGGCTGGCGATGGTGCCAGCAAGCAAGTTGACGCAGGCCCAAACCGCCGACAGAGATAGCGCAGTGCTGTCCGTCACCAGTTCGCCCGCATCGCCGCGCATCGCGTCAGGATACCAGCCATCCGGCTCCCGAACGGTCAGGCGCCGAACAATCGCGCTCTTGATCTTCTGGATTGCGTTCACGCTGCACCTGCCAGGCTCTTGAAGTAATCGTCCATTCCTGCCCCCGGTGCTTCTGGGTTTCTGCTCATGACTGTGACGGCGTCAAAAAGCGCCATGACAGGGTCAATCTTTGCATCCCCCGCATTCTGTTTCGTCGCCCGAATGGCGGTCGCCGTGGGCTCAATCTTCAGGTTGGACACGCACCAGTCCATCAGAGCGGACGGCGCATGCTTCAATGTGCCGTTCGCAAGCTTGCGCTCAGCCGTCTTGATGGCGTTCATCATCGCATAGCCCTGTGGGGCGCCGACGAGATTACCCGCCTCTTGCGTCACCTCGATCTCGGCAAGCGCTTCGATCATCTCACCAAGGCCAGCCGGGTCCACGGCGACCGATGCCAGCAGCCCGCGGGCCTTGATGTCGGAGATAATCTCCACGATTTCGGAGATATCCTTCAGCTCGTCATCAACGATTGTCAGCAGCCCGTCGCGCTTGAAGTCATAGAGTTTCGAGGCGATCGATTTTCGACGCTCCAGCACGCCCTTGTGACACCACGCATGCGACCAGGACAGCCAATCACGGGGTCCGCGTTCGCGTCCAAGCACCGTCAGACCGAAAAGGTCATCGAGGCCGCCGCCGTCGATCCCGACCACGATAACCTCTGACCTCTCCAGAATGCTCTCCAGGTCGATTGTACCGTCAGCCTTGGCGGCCCAAAAATCGGCGCCGGCCCAGCGGTTGGACCGGAGGTTCATTCCGATCTCGACGTTCAGGTGTTTGGCCAAGAACGTGTTGCGCGTCTCGCTGTCCTTGGCAACTTCCTTGACCAGCTCCTCCTCGATCCACTCGGCGCTAACCGAGCGACCAAGGTTCGGGTTCGTGATGTAGAAGTTCTTCGGGTCGAGGTACGATTCCGCCTCGATCATCGCCTTCGGGAACTCATAGATCACCCCGAGGCTCTTGCGATCGGCAACCTTGCCGTCCCGCACGTCTCGGAAGTAATCCAGCTTTGCCTTAAAGACGCCCGCTGGCGGCGCATCGCTCTGCGTCGACAGATAGATCACAAATCCCTCTGGACGCGACACAAGGCCGCCTGTGGCCTCTCTGAGCATCGCATCCGCATTGTTGCGCTTACCGAAGATCCAGAGCTCGTCCACGAGGACGAATGCCGCCTTCTTGCCGCCAACCGTATCAGTGTCGGCCGCCACTACCTTGAGCTTCGCACCTGTCACGCGATGGGTGATCGTGCGGAAGTTATCCTGAATGTGCAGAAGGTCAGTCAGATCGGGATCAGCGCGCACCATGTCCGCGGCCGGTCCATATGAGTTGTTCGCGATTTCGATTGTCGGTGCCAGGATCAGGAGCTCTGCCGAGTGTCGCCAGTTGCGGATCAGAGCCGTCAGCATAATGCCGGCGGCGATGGTCGACTTTGAGTTCTTCTTCGAGATTAGCAGAAAGAACTCGCGGATATTCCGCTTGGCCGTCTCGTGGTCATAGGCACCGAAGATTGCCTTGACGAAATCGAATACCCACTCCTCGCAAGCCTCCCCAAAGGTTGGGCTGCCAGGCGCGTCAACGATCTTGAGGGACTTGAAGACGTCAAGCGCCGCGTCTGCTTCCTCCGGGAACAGGGGATCGAACGGGATGAGCGATTCACCGGCGACGATACGCCTTTCCCAGTCCTGACAGCTTGTGTCCCACATCAATCATTGCTCACGATCAGCTTTGGCGCAGACGGCGTTGCAAAGCGCCCACCGACGCTATGAGCGGCAAGCTTCTGCTCTTGCTTCTTGCCCATCTTCTCCGGCTTCGGGGCGCGCTTCTCCTGCGCTTTCACGGCGCCAACCTGCTCCAGCATCTTGTTCTGAGCGGTCACATTGCCCTTCATGGCTTCGGAATACCGCGCCATCAGGATATCAGCGGTCACCTTTGCGCTTGCGATTTCCATGTCAGCAGAAAAATGCACCACCAACGTCTTCACCGAAATGCCGATTGCCTCTGCGATTGCCTCCTGAGACATGCCGCTTGCCCGAAGAACTCGGACTTTGTTGCGATCATCATCAGAAGGCGCAAAAGGCAGCCGACCGCTGTTTTTGTTACCTGCCATGGCTCCAAATTCTCGCTTCGGTAAAAAAATTGTGCGCGTGAGGGGGTCGCGGGTGGGGAAAAGCCAGCCTTTTCAGACTTTTGACTACCCCCCCCCGTCAGTTTCTTTCGCTCATGATGCATGCAAGCAGGCAGAGAGGCGGCGTCAACACCGCTCCTATGAGTACGCAGCCACCGAACACGTCCGCCGTCATGGTCGAGTATCCCAACACGAGATCAACTCCCTTCCACAGCAGTCCGGCACCAGCGCCTATCACGGCTCCGACGAAAGCAAGGATACAAGCAGCTTCCATTTCACCAGCAGCCTCTCGGCCGTTCCTCTCGTTTGAGTACTATGCGCCTGCCTGGTCAGTCAGGTCGTCATCTACTTCGACAACGACATTCGTACCGCTAACCAAGCCGGCCAACCGAAAGAGCCATGTGGCGACAGTCATACGCGGACCGAACATGCGAGGCATCTTGACGCCTATACGGAGGCTGCAGAGAAGGTCAGAGCCGTTGATGGTGATCTCATCGCTTGTGCGGGCCATGCCTACCAACGCGCCTGTGCGCGCTCCTCTCGTTGCTTCTGGCTGTCGTGGTATTCCTTGCTCACTGCGCTTCTTCGCACAGATAGCTCGACCGCATATGTTCGAACGTCGCTATGAAATCCGCCATTCTCTCAGGTTTCATCCTAGATATGAACGGTATCATAGCGCCTCGCATTCTGTTGCAAGGGCTACAAGCCACCACCAGATTGTCATGGGCATTGTCCGTCTTGACCTCGTTAAGATGGTCAATGACGATGTCAGGCCAAGGTAGCACTACCCCACACCAGTGGCACGGGTGGTCGCCTGCGCCATACTTCTCGTAAGCGACGACCCTGTGTTGCGCCAACCACCCGTTGGCGTTGGATAGCGGATGGCCTGGGTCCTTTACGAGCGTGTATCCAGACCTTGATTTTAACACCACTCTTGGTGCCAATTCAGTAGAGCCTACGCGGCGGACTCTATCGTAATGCTTCTCGCACAGCCCATGCCCTACTCGAACGGCTGGGTTCGTGCACTTGTGAACCGTACACAACCCGGAATTTTTCTTGGCTTTTGAGGCGTAACATGCATTGCAAGTGCTACTGCTTTGCGCCCGCACTGTTTTGGTGCATCCGTCAGTGCTGCATTTATTCCACAACTCGCGTGGCAGCCGCCTAGATACCTGATAAGCAACGCGGCACGTGTCGCTGCAATGCAGCTTCGGAGCGCCAGTTCTGGAACTGTACGTGAAACTTATTCCGCAGTTCTTGCAAATCGCGCTTTTCTCGCGCAACTGTGTACCAGCCATTTCGACCTCCTGTAAGGTTGGCTTGGTTAGGGCTGGTGTGACGCTGGAACGTCAAATCAGCCCGCCTACCTTAAAGGATACGAGCGCGCTTATCCATGCTTTGCTTGGTGGAGTTGTGGCACTCGACACACAAAAGCTGCAGATTATCCTCATCCCAAAATAGCGCTTCATCCCCATTGTGGGACTTTACGTGATCGACGGCGCTTTGGCCTTTTCCGGCGCACATGCAGCCGCACATCCTGCAAGTGTAGAGGTCTCGCGCTCTGATCTTTGATCGAAGATTGGCCCACCTGGTTGTGTGATACCATTTGCGCCAAGGCTGGTTTGCCTCGCGGTCCCTGTCTCTAGCCTTCTCATCTCCTGTCGCTCTGCCTATCAGTGGCTTGATGGTGGCGATCTGGGGTTTGAGGGTGGTTAGCTTTGCCATTGCGCGAATGTCTCGTGCCGTGCATTCTTGAGTACTGGCATGGGTAACCTTGGGGGATGGGGATGAGTGTTTGGCTGCAGGTTTTGCCTGCCGTTAGTGGCCTTGTTGGCGCATTAATAGGTTCTGGGGCCGCCCTTTTTGGACAACACCTGCAACGACGACATGAGCTAACGCATCGGCGTCAATCGATCGGGTTCGCCTTGGCTGCGGAAATTGAATCCTACCTGGACATAATCGACCAACGGGAGTGGGTTCTATTGGCAGAGAACCTTTTTACCCAGGCCTCAAATGGGTCAGTGCCGAAAGTCGAAGGGTGGCTTTCAGATCAAGACTTAGCAAAAGACCCATTCCCGATTTTCGCAGCAAACATGCCAAATATTGGCTCGTTAGGCCCGATCACCGGCGATCTCGCAAAGTTCTACACTCGCGTCATTGGGATCAGAGCAACAGTCGCGGACATGCAAATCGGCGCCTATGACAAAGTTGGCCCTATTGATGTTGCGGGAATAATCCGAGGAGAAATTGACCTCTGGTTAGAAACAGCAGTCCTGGGCAGAAAACTGGTAAAGGATCTGCGCTCCCTCTAGCGCCTCTCCCGCTCTTGCTCGGTGGTGGTCATGGGGTCAGTCCCACGGAAGTAACAGGGCAGCTTTGCGACCGTATGCATCGCGGTAGCCAGTCACTCTCAACCAAGCCCACCGAAAGAAGCCGTGATAATATGGAGCAGGCACAGCAGGCACCCAACCTCTGCCGCGGCATTCGCCGCAGTTACCTGGCCGAAACGTTCCGCGATGGACCCGATCAGCAAACCCTGTCCCAGCGCACGTCTCGCAGTGCTGCAATACCTCTGCGCTCATCGCTCTCTCCATGTGGGCGGGTGAATGGGGTTAGGCGGCGACGGCAACATGCTTGACGGTAACACCGGCCACCTGCGCACGTCGAACCATGTCAGCCGTTCCGCGTCCACCTGGGAAGGCGACGACAAGATCAGGCTTGCCTTCATTCAGCATCTTGCGGTTTCGGATCGGGCCAGCCGCTTTGCCATAGGCTTGCCAGTCGGCCTGATATGTCTCGACCTCAATGCCGCGTTTCTCTGCATACCGGCGGGCGAGAGCATCGGCGCCTAAAGCACCGCCGTTGATAATGACGGATGGCTGGATGTTATCGAGCGCCCAAAACAGTTGCGTCAGGTCGCTGTAATCTCTTCCGCCGCAGACAAGCACGCGCATACTCATCTCCTGAAACATATGCAGCCCCACCTTGTTACGGGCGGGGCTGGTGAAATGGCTAGCCGGGCACTTGGTAATCAAAACAGATGGACAAGGCGGCCCGGCATGCCAGTCTTATCCGTCGCGCCCTCTACCGCCTATGTCGTCGGATCAAACGAGGGTAGCCGCTTTCGCGCTGATTTGCTGCGAGGGACCGACGCCACTATGGCGGTTCGCGTTGGTCAGGACACGAACTAATCGGCACAACGAGCGCCTGACGGCCCGCCTCGCATTCCGTTGCCCATCGGGCGAGTTGGTCCCTCATGCTCCCTAGCCGAACCGTGGCCCGGCTACCGGTAGAACCCAGAGCTTCGGGATGCATGAGGGTTCGTTATGCCGCCTCCCGCTTTCGAGCTTCACGCTGGCGACGAATTCGTTTCGCAGTCCTACGCGTACCCCGGGCGGCTAAGCACGGGTGTTCGCGTACCGTTGACTTTCGACACATGCCAATTTATAGAAAATTCGCTCTTCGGGTGGTGGGTCGGTTCGATTCCAGCAGTCGTCATTGCTCCAATCGCCTTCATTCTTTTGATTGCACTTCACTACGCAACCTCAAAACTGAAGGAGAAACCGATGGAAAAAACGACGATTGTAGACTCACTCAAGCAAAATTTGACTGCACTTGCCACAGGTATTGTGGAAACAACATGGGCGGTTGGAGCTAGCTTGGCGGCTGCCTGGTGCACCGCACCTACTGCACAGAGAGGCGCTCCGGAAACGTTGAGCGCCTCTTTTTTTATGCCGATCCTATCTTTCTTCGCAAATTGGAAGCCCGTGCCGCTCCCAATCGCGGCGCTTGTTCACCAGGATTTTCCCACACCCTTTACATAAGCTCGGCTATAAGTTGACCGTAGTCTTTCCTTTGATTTCTCTCATAAAGATAAAAATTTATTTTTCATTTGAACTTCGGACTAATCCGCATTGATCTATACACCCACCATCAACGCATGGGGGTTTAAATGGCAGTTCTGCAAATTATCCAAGTTTACAATAAGCCTGACGAGCAAGGTCTTTCCGAGGAGGCGCTGTACCGCGCAACACAGCTCCTCATCGAAAACGAAAAGACAAAGCTGAACGCGACAGCGTTGATGAGCCTCGGCTACGTATCGGCGACTGCAGGCTTTGTCGCAGTGCCAGGATGGCTACTTACCATGGATGTGCCTGACAATTTCCGCTTTGGCGCGATTTGTGCATTCATCGCGGGGGCAGCAGCGTTGTCCATCGGGCTCTTCTTTTTTGCCAATCGCAAACTAAAGGAGTTGCGCTGATCCAGCGGAGCTTTAAGGTTTGTACCATGCTGAGCGGCGCGTTTCAGATGCGCCGCCTTTAATTCAAAACAGCTAACCGGCTCGCCATCCGCTATGTCGCGGGTATTTCTTCGGGAGCTGTCCACGAACGCAAACCCGATCTTATTGATTTGCAGTCGTGTTTTGCCTCGTCGTGGGCCACTTGTAAACCGGTCTCCAGGGGCCAGATTGTTCCGCTCTGGCGGAGATTGCTTTCAATTATTTGCAACGACCGAACAATCCAGCGCTGCACCGTTCGTTTAACCCATGCCTTTTTTTGCGGGTTTCGTCGGTTCCGGTTGGTCAGATACCGGCTCCAATCCCATCCGCGGGCCTTCACCTCTGCATATGCAAGCAGAACCTGGCGGGTTTCATCGTCCCAGATGAAGCGCCTGATCCAGTCAAATGCCTCCTCCATCCGCGAGATGCGTTCCCTTGAACACTTGACGCGTCGCTCAGTTCGGCGGCGCTCGGCAGCTACCATATCTTTCTTCCATCGCCCGCCCTCCGCGATGTCTTCGCGCTCTCTCGCGAAGTTCTCGGCCGGCGTGTGAATGTAATCTGGCATGGACGATCCAAAAGCCTGCGGGCCGACCCGCACCGGCAGAGCGATATCGGTCTCGAACGCCTCGATAAGTCTCTCCAGTATCCCGGCCTGCGCTTCGGTCATGGATGCGTTTTTGCTCATGCGGCTTGTTCCTTCTGAAGAATGGCGCGCGCCAACTCGATACCGATAGCGACAGACTGTTTTGTAAGTGATCCACCTGCCCCCACAGAGAGGCGCAGAGCGGTTTTCTTGATCTCGGCAACATCAATAGCGGAAAACGCGCCAATCGCTTCCCTTGCCTCGCTCTGGGGGAAATGAACGGAAAGAAACCGCCATATCGACCAGAGATAGATATCATCGAAGCAAACCGGGTTGCTGGCCTGGATGCAGCGGACGGTTATTCCCGTTCTGTCGATGTCCTTCCGCATCAGACGCGCAACTTCCCGGCCGCCGTAAACCACATTGGCCGGTCTCGGGTCGCGCTTGAGATGATACGGCAGCACCTTGACGCCGTAGCCTTCAAGGAAGCGGTGCACGTTAATGCCGTTGGGTGATCGGTTCAAATCTCACCCCTTGCCGCCTTCTCAGCCAGATACTGCGCTGGATCGATCTTGCGGACTTCCGACGCCGCACCGAAAGTGCCGAGCTTATGATCTCGGTAGGCGCGCTTTGCGACCGGATCGAACTTTGTAGCCGCGACAGTGCGCACCCAGCCCACAGCCTTGGCGGCATTGAGCTTCATGCGGTGCTCCTGCGCGGGCGTCATCTTGCCATGCTGCTGCTCGGCCTGGCGCTTCTCCCGTCGGCGCTGTTTCTTCGATTTCTTCTCGGGCTTGCCCCATAGAACCTTTTTGTTGCTGCGCCGCCTGTCCGGTCGGTTGGCGTCGTCGTTGTCGATCCGATCGAGTGCCTTCCATGCAGCTGCGTTGGTTTCGAAAGGGCCTTCCACGAGCTTTCCGGCGGCGTTGACGATTTCAAACTGGCCTTCGTCATTTCGGGTGACGTTGAGAATGCCGGTCATCGTGCAGCCCTCCATTTACGGACAATCAGCTGCAGCTTGATCTTGATGATTTCGAGCAGGATCATTTCGCCCTCCCAAAAATGTGCGGCAGGAGCTTGTGGATTTTCTTGACGGCCTTTTCGTCCTCGCGCGCCGCGTACTTCTCGATCCTCCGATACATCTCTTTTTCGATCCGTCCGGATGTCTCGACGCCGATCGCAAAGAACTTGTCGCGCAGCGCGACCATGTCCTCCCGAGTGGCGCCGGCCGCGATGACGAGGAAGCGATTTTGTCGCGTCTTCAGGTATGAACGAACTCCTGGGGCTGGATCTTCGAACGTGTATGTTTTCGGCATGACATCCTTGACCTTCAGGACATGGAATATTTCCGCTTTTCGGTGACGGTCCCATCCGCCACCTCGGCTTGAGAACCGTTCGAGGTGTTCCTGAAAGTTTCGGTTGAAGGGCCCATAGTGCTCGTCAAAGGCCAGCACCCATTGACCGGATTCGACGTGGACAAAATTCGTCATGCGGCACCTCTCGGATTCCGTTGTTGATTTTCCAGGGCTTGGATGTGGTCGATCTGCGCGAAAACAGCGACGGAAAAGCTTTCCACTTCCCGGGCGATGTCAGCATGCGTCATCCCCTGGACCTGTAGGCGAGCGTAAAGTCGCCGGCAGGTCATCTGCCAAAACCGTTCAGCAGCTGCGCCCTGACGGATCATGAGAATGCGGGCTGTCTCTCGAATGAACAGGACTTCATGATCAACCGGGAAAGGTATGATTTGCGCCGTCTGAGTGACATCCATCAGGCTGCCCTCCCATTTCGGCATTTGTCGCCATTCCCATGGGGCGCTGCCCCTTGGAGCCCCGCTGGGGGATGATCCCCCAGACCCACCATCAACCCCGCTGCGCGAGCTTGATGCATGTTGATCTGGGTTTCTGTCGGCGGCGCATTTTTTTCTTTTGAAAGGGGTGCTCCAGACGTTGAGACAGGTGTGTCGCCATTCCTGAATACTTCTACTCGCGACGGACCTGTCTCACGCTGGCGATACCACGTCGCACGGGACACGCCGGCCGCTATCCAGGGCTTGAGATTTTCAGCAGATGACGCCTCGTAGGAACCGCGAGGGACGGTGCCTTTCGCCTGTCGATTTTGCTGCTGTCGGATGCGATCACGTTCCTGCTTGATCCGCTTGCTGATCAACTTTCTCTCTTCTTCCGGCACATCACATGCGCCGATCGTCTTCAGGCCAAGCGCATCACGTTCTTTCATCGTGACGAGCAACAACTTGGCGACTGATTCCGCGCCGAGCATGTATTTACGTCCCCGAGACATCCATACGATTTCACGGATCTCCTCGTCAGAAATCCACGGTGCCCATGTTTTGCACCAATCAACTGCGGACTGGGATCGGGGAGTGGTGGAGACGGCATGGATGTACGCCAGGCACAATTCCTTGTCGTCGGTTCCTGCGGGGTCCGGAATGCCGCGGACGTGTCGATGACGGATAACCGCCTCAATCTCGCGTAGGCGCATCATTTCTAATGAGAACTGCCACTGAAAGCGAGGATCGCGCTTTCGGTTGGGTTGCTCCTTCATGATGACTTTGCCGAACAGAACCTGGCGTGAGCCGTCGCGCGCTTTGCGGTAGGTAGCTTTCATGCAAAGGCCCTCCGCAGCATCTTCATGTTGCGAGCTTCCTCAACGGCTGCACGAGCCTGAGGCATGGAAAGGCTAAACCGTGTCGCCAGCTCCTGGGCGGGTTCCGGTGGCCATGCGGGGAGGTTGGATAGCCAGATGGCGGCTGTGGTGATCGAAGGTGTTGCCGTCATGGCAATGCCTCCTCGAACAGGTCAGGGCGAAGTTGGCTCTTCTTGATGAAACCCTTCGTCACTCGATCAATTGAAATCGCCAATTCGGCAGAGACGCGACCCTTACGTTTCGCGGCCCAGATAGCATTTTGGGATTTTCCGACAAGCTTACCCAGCTTGGCTTCAGACCCAGCGATTGATATGGCGGCTTCTAACAGCCGCGTGATCTCTTTTGGATTGGGTGTGTTAATCATGGCCCCCATAATTAACACAACAGACTGTTAACCTTCAAGAGAAATAACACATTTGAATGTTATACAAATGGATTTACGTGTGTCATTAAGGGCCATCAGTAGATGGTGGGGCAAATGACCGACGAAAAGAAAGAAACCAGAATTGACCGGATGATGTCCGCTAAGGGCGATGAGATCAGGGCTGCTCGCGAAAAACTTGGCCTTTCCCAGGCAGAACTGGCGTCCAGGGCCGGCACTAACCAACAAACGATAGACCGACTTGAGCGAGGCTTGACGAGGCAATCGAAATATATGCCGGAAATCCGCGATGCGTTGGGGCTGAATCCCTATCAGGAGCCAGAGGATAGCCTCGTCCGATTCTCAGCGAAGCACGAAGGCGGGTATGGTGTTCGGGCTCACATAGCTGAGGATTACCGAAATCCCGAGAAAATGCCGGTTTTCTCGATGAATGAGGAAGGCGGCCTTTGGGTGATTGAAGACGAGCCCACACTGTTTCTTCCTCGAACTTACCCGGTGGCAGAGGCACTAGGCGCATATGGCATTATTGTTCCAGATGATCTAATGGCGCCCGCCCTCAGAAAAGGGGAAATCGCGATTGTGGACCCCGACACTTCGGCCGAATACGCCGGGGAGGTCTTTCTTATTCACGGATTATCTGACGGTCGAACGGCAGGCCTTCTACGCAATTGGGTTGGATACGAGGACTATAGAAACACGGAGGCGAGAGGGGGATCGGAGCAACACGTTCGAGTAAGAACCTTCAACCCACCAGAAGTGATTTTACTTCGATGGCTGACGTGGCCGGGGATGGGTGCTGTAGTCGCGAAGTTACCAATGCCTAAAAAATAACAATTCAATGTGTTGACGATAACACACGCCGATGTTAACTATAACTCCATCAACTCGATGGAGCTAACATGCATACCGTAGAAATCCATGGGAATGCCCTTCCGGTAACCGCCTTCAATGGCGTGCGCGTATTGACGACCGAACGCCTGGCGAAGGTGTTTGGCGCGTCCACAACTCAGGTCATCAATAATTACGACCGTAACGTCGATCGCTTCGAAGAAGGCAAACACTTCTTCAAGGTGGACGGAGACGATCTGCGCGACCTGAAGAACAGCATCTCTTTTAGGGATGCTGTTGGTAAGAACGCCAAGAGCCTCATGCTTTGGACCGACCGCGGCGCATCCCGCCACGCCAAGATCCTCGATACAGATATGGCGTGGGACGTCTACGGCCAGCTTGAAGAAGCCTACTTCGCCAACCGCGCCGATCGTCGCCCGATGACGATGGCTGAAATGGCCCTGCAGAACGCTCAAGCGCTTGTCGACATGGAGCGCCGCCAGGCTGAACAAGACGCCAAGCTTGATGCGGTCGTTTCCGATATTGCCGAAATCAAGCAGGCTCACACGGTTCTTGAGCGCATGCCGACCGACTGTGAAGGCATCGAGCGCATCCGGAAGCGGATGAACAAGGAATATAGCCTGTCAGTTACGGTGGTCGACAAGATCATGCGCGATAGCCCGTTCGCGCCGACGGTTCGCGTTCTGGTTCGCAATCAACATGCTGATGGTGCGCACAACTCCGGCTTCGCTGTCAAGGAAGTCTCGGCAATCTTCAAGCGCTTCGTGAGCGAATGCCAGCACTCGGCCGGCGCGCTCCATACCCACCCTTACATCGACGGCCGGTTCAAACTGGTCCTGCCAAAGCGCAAATGATGCCTTGCTGAGTATTCAACAAGCCCAATTCACCTGACAATTTGGAGACACCATCATGCCGAACACGATTCCGGCCGCTGGCGAAGCCATGCCCGAAGTTACCCTTGAAGCGATGATCGCGCGCCACAACGCAGCAATCGAAGCAGCGAACAATTGCAAGGGACCGCTCGCAGACAGCCCTGAAGAGAGCGAAATGCATGCCGCCATGGGGGCGTTTGTCGAGAGCTCGGCACGCCTCACGTCCTTTGACGGTCTGATCGCTGCACTTCGGCTTGCCACCAAGGAAAATGAAGATTTCGACTGTTCTGTCGTGAGCGCCACCCTTGTAAAGGGCGCACTTGTCTATCTGGAAAGCCAGACGGCGAAGGAACGGCTTTCCGATCTCCTGCAGCAGGCAGGACAGATCATTCGCGATAATCCCGATTTAGCGCTTGATCGCATCACCATCAATCACGATGGCGTCCACACCCTCATCAAAATCCCGGTTACAGAGGAGCATTCAGCATGAAAACGACCCGTCGCACCTTTCTCGGCGGCGTAGCTGCTGACGCTCTCCCTGTCGCTGCCACGGCCTGCGATGGCGTAACAACCGCCCGGGCCGAACCGTCGGCGCTAGTGGCGCTGATCGCCGCTTACAACGAAGTCACGGCCGAAGCCGATCGCATTGACGGTTTGTCCGAGGCACTCTGGGAAAGCTCCAATCGCCCGCCAGTGGCGAAGCTCGATAGAGCCGAACTGTCGCACAGTTACCGCTGGCACATGATGAAGCAGAAGTTTGTAATGTCGCGCGATGCTGTAAATTATCTCTTCGACTGTGAGGAAAAGGTTTTCAAGATGAACGCCGAGTTCTGCGGAAACGCGCAGAAATTCGCGCCTCACTTCGCGAGAGTCAAAGCTGATCGCGAGCATTACCTTGCGATATTCGACGCCCGTGAAGCGCGTTATCAGGAATGGGCCACATCAAGCGGCTTCCATGGACTAGGCAAAGAGCAGGATCGCCTTTCCGGTCTGGAAAACGATCTGAACGAAGCAATCATCGCGCATCCGATCAACACGCTGGAAGACGCGCGCATGAAAGCCGCGCACATCAAGAGGGTCTACGGCTCGTCTATGAGCGGCCAGGATCAGGCCATCTTCCTCGCAACCCTCATCAACGCGGGAGAAGAAGCATGAACACGGCGATTAACGGTAATCCTGATCAATTCCTTCGCCCAGAGCAGGATTGGCTCAACGAGTTGGATATGACGGCTTTCGAGGGCCGTCAGTTCAATGCCGTGTACGAAGCTCTGTCGCTCGCCATAACCGGGATTTCCGGCGTTATGAACCAGCCCAGGAGCAAGACCGACAAAGGTCTCAAGCCCGCAGGTGAATATCTCAGCACGATGTTTGAGTTCATGCACTCCGAAAGAACTCGGCTGATTGAGACGCTGAACCGCCGGAAACCCAGAGACTACGACGAGGCGCATATTCGCATGTGTCTGCTCGTTCAGTACGAAGCCGAATGCGAGGACATGAAGGCAAGCGAGTTGGCTGCATTCGTCAAGTCTTTCGACAAGGTCACCACTGTGGATAAGTCGAATAACGGGGAGAACTGACGAATGGAGGCAGAAAATCCCTTGATTGAGTTTGTGAAGGCATTGGCAAGGCGGCAGGCGCGGATTGACGCTGCCGCCCCGGAATCTTCAAACGACCACGAAACGCCCGCCAAGCCAGCCAAGAGATCGAAATGAAACGAGCTGCAATCTACGCCCGCTATTCAACAGACCTGCAAAATGACAAGTCTGTCGAGGATCAAATCAGGCTTTGCGAGGCGCACGCGCAGCGCATCGGGGCGCAGATCGTCAAAACCTTTCACGACAGGGCAAAATCCGGCGCGTCCATGTTTGGGCGCGCTGGTCTGTCGCAGCTAATGCAGGAAGCTGAAAAGGGGACCTTCGAAATCTTGATATCGGAATCGCCAGACCGCGTTTCCCGTGACATTGCTGATTTGGCCCACATCCACAAAACACTCAAGTTCCGCGGCATCGAAATGAACTGCGTAAACGGCGGCGTCATGGATACCATGCAAATTGGCATGTACGGCATCGTTGGCCAGATGCAGCGCGAGGAAGGCGCCAAGAAGGTCAAGCGCGGCATGGTCGGCGTCGTTCGCTCCGGCCGCAACGCCGGCGGCAAGGCATACGGATATGAACCCGTTCCGGGGAAGCCGGGGGAACTGGCAATCGTAGAGGAGCAAGCGGCAATCATTCGTCGCATCTTCAAGCAGTTTGCGGCCGGGGTTTCTGCCCGCTCGATCGCTGGCGCTCTCAACGATGAGAATGTGCCGCCGCCACGCGGAAGCAAATGGAACGCCTCAACGATCAACGGAAACGGCGCGCGCGGCTATGGCATCTTGCGCAACCCCATTTATGACGGCCGTATAATCTGGAACCGTGTTCGCATGGTAAAAGACCCAAGCACAGGCCGCCGGGTGTCTCGCGTTAACGACGCAAGCGAGCACGAGACCATAGAAGCCCCTCACCTCCGCATTGTCGAAGAAAAGCTTTTCGCTGCGGTGCAGAAGCGCAAAGAGGACGCGACGGAGTTCTCCATGCCGCTCGTTCGTAGCCGGCGTATCCTGTCAGGTCTTCTTCGCTGCCGGTCTTGTGGTGGGGGGATGTCAATCGTCGGATCTGATCGGAGCGGCCCGCGTGTCATGTGCAGCACGCATCGCGAATCTAGAACGTGTGACAATGACGCCAGGTATTACATCGAGAAAATCGAGCAGAAGGTTTTGAACACGCTACGCCAGCAGTTTGCCGACAGCGATATGATCAAGGCCTACGTCGACACTTACGAAGAGGAGCGGCGTCGGACCAGCGCTGACCTGAAACGAAACCGGGCGTCGATCGAGCGACAGCTAGACGAGGCTAAGAAGGCAATTGCACGGGTGGTGGAGAAGGTCGCGAAAGGGATCATCGAAGATGACGACGCAGCGGCTATTTTACCGGGGCTTCGTGAGGAGCGCGACAGACTCGCGTCCGACCTGACCAAGATGGAGAAGCCGAACAACGTCATCGAGCTTTTCCCGCTTGCAGTCAGACGGTTCAAAGAGAACCTGGAGAAGTTGACGGAAATCCTGTCGGCGGCGGGGGAGATACCTGACGCTGACGCGGTGCTGACCTTCAGGGAACTGGTCGCAAGCGTCATCGTGGACCCGAGGAAAGCGGGCGAAGATTATGTGGTTGAGATCAAGGGATATCTGTCGAGTTTGATACAGCCGGAAATGTCGGCTGTTGTTGTGGTAGCGGGAGAGGGACTTGAACCCCCGACACGCGGATTATGA